CACCCTGTGACCTCTATCGATGCCTCTTTTGTTACTGAGATGAAAGAGGAAAGAGAGTCTAAAGGATTAGAATTTGCAAATGAAATAGCAAATTGGACGATAGATTTTATCAAATTCACTTGTTCTGATCCTAAGTTTTCCCTTGACTCTATGAAGTACAAAACTACTATTGGCCCATTTTATCCAGAATTCTGTTCGTCAGTACGAATGGTTAAATTTGATCCAGTCAAGATGGTTCACTATATGGAGGAAGGAAACTATATCAATATAGAAGGTAATGAGATGATGTATCAAATTAATAGTGTCTTTGGAGACTCTGGTTCTCCCCTTTTTGACCAAAGAGGTAAATGTATAGGACTACATAAGAAAGGCTCGCCTAATTGTGGTGTTCTCTTTTCTAGAAATGCCTATCTTCCTCTCTGGTTCATTTCACAGTCTCTTTCAAAAAACTGCCAAACCCCTACTATACGGCAACAGATGCTTATGAAAGCATGATTGTTCACCATAAAGTGAACAACGGTATAGTAGGGGATTGTGATTTTCCACCCAATATTGAATTGATGGGTCAGGCCCGAGCCTTTGGGGTAATTCTGCCAAATACTTTTCACCAGGCTATTTTTGATAAAGAATTGCTTAGAAATGACTTTAAAAAGTATACACTTGCATACCCCTGGTGCCCTGACCAAGAAGCTTTGTCATTAGCTTATAAGGCATTTCGTCTTAACTACCAACCTTTCTTAACTGCCACAACCATTTCAACAGAAGAAGCAATAGAGAGGATAGATAAGACTAAGAGTCCAGGTTACCCCTGGAATGTTCATTATAAAGACAAAAGACATTTCATTGAAAATGAGAGGCCGCTTATTGATTCTATTTTAGATCAAATTTATTCTGGGAAAAAAGTTAAATTTAAATTCCGTAATAAGGAATATACAGATTTGTACTGGAATTCTTCCCCAAAAGGAGAGTTTCGTCCTTTAGATAAATTGATTAATGTGGATCATTCAAAGCGTAAGACCCGTGTTTTTTTATGTGGTGAGACCATTTCCCACATTGTTAACACCAAACTCTATGGTGAACAAAATGATAATTTGCTTAATGCTCATAAGCATGGTAGATGGATTCAATTAGGATTTTCTCCATTTTATGGTGGTTGGGATCGCATGACTCGACGCCTTATTAACGGAAAAATCACTCGAATCTTTAACTGTTGGGACTTCAAACACATGGAAGCCTCAATTCGTGAAAAATTTTTTGAGATGATTTATGAAGCAAGACATGAAAATATTATTTTTGCTTTTCCTGAAGATCAAAATTGTAAAAAATATGCTTATGGTAATAATTGTTACTCTTATGTAATAGATGTAGATGGCTATCTTACCCAAATGGTTGGCAACAATCCTTCTG